GACAGGGGCGATCCTGGCGTCTCTACATGGAGGGAACCATGGGTCGCACGAGCAAGTGCACTCCCGAACGCCAGGAGCGGCTATGCCATGCCATCGAGCTTGGCGCCACCTACGTCCACGCGTGTAACTTCGCTGGCATTAGCTACGAGACGTTTCGCCGCTGGATGCGCGAGAGTCAGGCGTTTCATGACGCTATAAAAGAGGCCGAGGGCAAGGCGACCGTCGGGTGGCTGGCCCGGATCGAGAAGGCGGCGAGCGAGGGCAACTGGACCGCTGCCGCGTGGAAGCTCGAGCGCCGGTACCCGAACGACTACGGGCGCAGGGATAGCCGTGAAGGCCTCCAGGAGGCCCGTGAAGGCGAGGAGCAGGTGAAGGTCGATGCGGAAGCCGTGATGTCAAAGCTACGGGCTCTGACGGGCAGCCAGGACGGCCCAGCGTGAGCGCGGTCGTGATGGTCGGTGACTGCCGGGAGCTGATGGCCGGCCTGGCCGACGAGAGCGTCGACGCGATCGTGACAGACCCGCCCTATGAGCTGGGGTTCATGGGCAAGTCGTGGGACGCCTCGGGCATCGCATACGACCTTGAGGTGTGGCGCCAGGCGCTGCGGGTACTCAAGCCGGGTGGGCACCTGCTTGCGTTCTCGGGGAGCCGGACGTACCACCGGATGGTCTGCGCCATCGAGGATGCCGGGCTCGAGATCCGGGACCAGATCATGTGGCTGTACGGGTCGGGATTCCCGAAGTCGCACGATGTGAGCAAGGCGATCGACCGTGAGGCCGGGTTACTACCACCTGAGGGGAAGGGCTTCACGGTGGCAGGATACAGCCACGCTCCCGACAAGTTACTGCATACCGCGCCATCGGCTGGATACGTTCGTCCGGCCCCAGCTACGCCAGAGGCCGAGCAGTGGGCAGGATGGGGCACGGCGCTGAAGCCTGCTCACGAGCCTATCGTGGTGGCCAGGAAGCCGTTCAAGGGCACGGTGGCGCAGAACGTCCTGGCGCACGGCACCGGGGCGCTGAACATCGACGGGTGCCGGGTGGGTTATGCCAGCGACGTTGATCGCGAGCAGATGGCATCGGCGAAGTGGACCGTTAGAGACGGCGTCACCGGCAAGCCTGGAGTCGGTGGTTTCATGACATCGAACGAAGCCGGTAAGGTTCTCTCTGGCGCTGATCACATGAACGACGCCGGCCGTTGGCCCGCGAACGTCATCCACGACGGCAGCGACGAGGTGCTGCGGCTGTTCCCGGAGAGTGTGGCTAGGCCAGTAAAACCAGAAAGGCTTAAAGTCAGCGGAAGCGGTGAAAAACTCGGCATGTTCGGTGGGAGGCCAAGTATTGTTCGATCTGGCTACTATGACACTGAAACAAGCGCCGCCCGGTTCTTCTACTGCGCGAAGGCCTCGAAGAGGGACCGCGAGGAGGGGCTCGATAGTGCCGGCTCCCGCGCGAACCACCACCCGACCGTGAAGCCCACGGACCTGATGCGATACCTGTGCAGGCTCGTGACGCCGCCTGGTGGCCTCGTGCTCGACCCGTTCACGGGCTCCGGGTCCACGGGCAAGGCCGCCGTCCTCGAGGGCTTCCGGTTCCTCGGGTGCGAGCTGTCGGAGGAGTACGCCGCCATCGCCCGCGCGCGCATCGCCGCGGCACAGGGCCCGGGGGCCCGGTCGCAGGGCCCGGATACCCCGTGAATCTGCACGACCTGGCCGGCAGCCCCGACGGGGAGAGCATCCTCGCGAGCCTCACGCCCGCCGAGCTGGCTGCGCTCCGATACGCCTGGCCGTTCTGGGCGAGGCCCGAGCAGCTCGCCCCCGCGGGCACCTGGCGGACATGGCTCGTGAAGGCCGGGCGAGGCTGGGGCAAGACCCGCGTCGGGGCTGAGTGGGTGCGGCAGCAGGCCCGGAACGTCGGGCGCATCGCCCTCGTGGGGCCCACCGCCGCGGACGTGCGGGATGTCATGGTGGAAGGCGATAGCGGGATCATGAGCATCTGCGGCCCGCACGACCGTCCCGAGTACCAGCCGTCCCGTCGCCGGCTCGTGTTCCCGTCCGGGGCCCTGGCCTACTGCTACAGCGCCGACGAGCCCGAACGGCTGCGAGGCCCGCAGCATCACGCGGCCTGGTGTGACGAGGTCGGAGCCTGGCGATACCCCGAGGCGTGGGACCAGCTGCGCATGGGCCTCCGGCTCGGAAGCGACCCTCGCGCTGTCGTGACCACCACGCCCCGCCCGACGGACCTGATGCGCCGCATCGCTGCCGACCCCGGGACCGTCGTGACCCGCGGAACCACATTCCAGAACCGCGCGAACCTCGCCCGGGAATTCCTCGAGGCCATCGTGACCCGGTACGAGGGCACGCGCATCGGGCGCCAGGAGCTGCTCGGCGAGGACCTCGACGACAACCCGGCGGCCCTCTGGCAGCGCTCCGAGATCGACGCCAACCGCAGGCACGTCCTGCCCGAGCTGGTGCGCGTCGTGGTCGCCGTGGACCCTGCGGTGACCGCCGGCGAGGAAGCCGACGAGACAGGCATCATCGTGGTGGGCCTCGGCGCTGACGGCCACGGCTACGTCCTGGACGACCGCTCAATGCGCGGCAGCCCGGACGCGTGGGGCCGCGAGGTGGTGGCCTGCTACAATCGCCACAAGGCGAATGCGATCGTGGTCGAGGTGAACCAGGGCGGGGACCTCGTGCGGCATCTCCTGGGTACACTGCAAGGAAGGCTCCCGATCCGTGAGGTGCGGGCGTCACGCGGCAAGGTGGCCCGTGCCGAGCCCGTGGCAGCCCTGTACGAGCAGGGCAAGGTTCATCATGTGGGCGCGTGGTCCGGCCTCGAGGACCAGCTGTGCGGGTGGACACCGGGGCACGAGAGCCCGGACAGGATGGATGCCCTCGTGTGGGGCATCACGGAGCTGATGCTCGAGCGGGCAGCCGAGCCGGGTATACGAAGGCTGTGACATGCCGCCGAAGGGAGCGATGATGGGATTCCGTGACTGGATGCGCCGGGCGCTGGGCGTCGAGGTGAAGGCCAGCGCGACCACGCAGGCGCTCGTGCGCAACCTGCCGGACGCGGTTTGGACTCCCCGGGACTATCAGGCGCTCTCCCGCGAGGGCTATGCGACGAACCCATGGGTCTACGCCTGCATCACCGAGATCGCCCGTGGCATCGCCGGCATTCCCTGGAGGCTCTACCAGGGCCGCGGCGAGTCCGCCCGTGAACTGGACAGCCACCCGCTCCTCGACCTGCTGCGCCGCCCGAACCCCGAGCAGGGATACGGCGCGTGGGCGGAGCAGCTCGTGAGCTTCCTGCTCATCGCCGGTAACAGCTACGTCGAGGCGGTCGGCCCCGACCGTGGCGCCCCGCGAGAGCTGTACGTCCTGCGCCCCGATCGGATGCGCGTGCTCCCCGACGCTCAGAACCGGGTGCGCGGGTACCGCTACGAAGTCTCGACGGCGCGGATTGACCTCGACACGGAACACTGCCTCCACATCCGGCTCTTCTCGCCGCTCGACGACTGGTACGGGATGAGCCCCCTCGAGGCCGCGGCCCGGGCGATCGACCAGGACAACGAGCTGGCGCGCTACGAGGTCCGGCTGCTCCAGAACCAGGCGATGCCCGGGATGGTCCTGCGCTCGCAAGACGCTCTCGACGATCGTCAGTATGACCGGCTCAAGCAACAGATCCAGCAGCTGTACCAGGGAACCGACAACGTCGGGCGCCCGATGATCCTGGACGGTGGGCTGGAGGCGCAGCCGCTCTCGTTCAGCCCGCAGGACATGTCGATGGACAAGTCGATGCTGTGGTCGGCTCAGCGGATTTGCGCGGCGTTCGGCGTGCCGGGCGAGCTGGTCGGCCTGATGTCGGCCACCTATCAGAACCGCCGCGAGGCCCGAAAGGCACTCTACACCGAGACGATCCTCCCGCTCCTCGACCGCATCGCCGACGACCTGAACAACTGGCTCGCACCGCAGTTCGGCCCGGCGCTCACGCTTGCCTACGACCGTGACAGCATCGAGGCGCTCCAGGAGGACCGCGAGGCGTTGTTCAGCCAGATCAAGGCCGCGTCGTGGCTGACGGTGAACGAGCAGCGCGTGATGGCCGGATACGAGGAGCGCCCGGAGGGTGACGTCATCCTCGAGCCCGGGACCCTCGTTCCGCTCGACGCGCTGACGGCCCCGGCTCCAGCACCCGTGGCGCCCGCGCCGGTCACCGGCCAGGCTTCCGCTCCGGCTCCCGAGGTGAAGGCCGCACCCGACCCGCTCGAGCAGCTGAACGAGGCCATGGACAGGCGCCGGGAATACTGGGTCGGGATCTACGAGCCCCGCGTCCGAAAGGCTCTCCGCGCCGGTCTTGGCGAAATCGCCGACCAGGTGGAGGGCGGCAACGTAAACCCTAGCTTCGGCTCGCAGGACGCTCTCACGCCCGTCCTGACGAGCCTCTACGACAAGGTCGGGCGTGACAGTGCGAGCCTCGTGGGCAAGGCCCTGTCGCATCGTCGCAAGGCTCTCGGCATCCGCGAGACGAAGGGCGTGTTCGCGAACGTCCGCTCACTGTGGGACAGCTGGGTCAAGACGGTCGTGGCCTCGCAGGTGAGCCTCATCAACCAGACGACGCAGGACGAGATCCAGAGCATCGTGCTCGACGGCATCGAGCGGGCGCTGGACTACAAGGCTATCGCTGAGCAGATCCGCGGGCTCTACGAGGTCACGGACGCCGGGGCGCTACCGGGCGACTACCAGACGAACTATCAGTACCGGCCGATGCTGATCGCCCGAACCGAGGTCGGCATCGCGGCCAGCAAGGGCGCGAACCTCGAGGCTGTGAGCCTCAACCAGGACATCCAGCCGCTGGGCATCGAGCTGCGGAAGCGGTGGGTCTCGGTGATCGACAGCCGCACCCGCGAGGACCACGCGAAGATGAACGGCAAGGTGGTCGCGATGGATGAGCCTTACGACGTTGGCGGCGTGAGCATGATGCACCCGAAGGACCCGGCAGGCGGCCCGGCGAACGTGTGTCAGTGTCGATGCGACGAGGTCTACGTCGAAGTTCCGATCGGAGGGGAATGATGGTCGAGATCATCCAGCACGGCAACCGCCGCATCGCG